GCACTGTTTCAGATTGTCGGGATTTTATCAAGAAATATGAAGGAATTCCAAATTTTAGTATTTATGGTAACACAGATTATGTGTATCAGTATATTGGTGATGAATTTTCTGATGATGTAGATTATGATATGAGTAAAATTGTTGTGGCTCATATTGACATCGAAACAACTGCTGATAATGGTTTTCCTCAGATAGAAGATCCTCAAGAGAAGGTAATTGGTATAACTCTTGACATCAACGGAAAGAAGTATGTTCTTGGGTTGGGTAAGTTCAGCATTCCAGATGTTGACTCTAGATCATACGAATACGAAGAAGATCTTCTAACTGATTTCTTGGAAATTTGGAAAAAGGAATCCCCGGATATAGTCACTGGTTGGAATATTAAGTTTTTTGATATACCATATCTTGTACAAAGAATGAACAAAATCCTAAGTCCCGTACAGACTTCATACCTTTCTCCTTGGAAGAAAATTAGGGAGAAGTTCATTGAACGTTCCAGTAAGAGACACCGCACTTTTCAAATTCTCGGGGTTTCCATTTTGGATTACCTCGATCTGTATCGAACATTTACATACAAAAACCAAGAGTCGTATCGCCTTGATCATATTGCCTTTGTTGAGCTTGGCGAAAGAAAATTGGGGTATGGTAAGTACGAAACCATTAGAGAATTTTATCGGAATGATTTTCAACGGTTCATGGAGTATAATGTCAAGGATGTGGATCTTGTTGTTATGCTCGAAGACAAGATGAAACTTCTAGAGCTTGCACTCGCGCTTGCATATTCTGCCAAGGTGAACTACGAGGATGTTTTTTCGCAAGTTCGGACATGGGATCAAATCATCTATCACCATCTTCGTAAAGAAAATATTGTGATTCCCCCAAAGAAGGGTGGTAAAAAAGATGAGCAATATGTCGGTGCATATGTAAAAGATCCAATTGTAGGAATGCATGATTGGATAGTTTCTTTTGACTTGAATAGCCTGTACCCACACCTGATCATGCAATACAATATCAGTCCAGAGACAAAAATAGATCAGATGCAGAATTTTAGTGTTACTCCAAATGCGATTCTCGATAACGATGAACACACAATGGAAGTTATTAAAGAGAATGCAAACAAAGGATATTCTGTTGCTGCGAATGGCACATGTTACAGTAGAGAGACTTATGGATTTCTCCCTGAGTTGATGCAGAAGATGTATGTTGAAAGAAAAGAATATAAGAAGAAGATGATCGAGTGTCAGAAGGAACGAGAATCATTAGTAAAGGGTGGATGTCTCGGTGGTGGGATTGGTTCTCGATTCAAAGAAATAGAAAACAAGATCTCTAAGTACAACAACTTCCAAATGGTTCGTAAAATTCAATTGAACTCTGCTTACGGTGCAATTGGTAATCAGTATTTTAGGTATTATGCTACAGAGATTGCAGAAGCTATTACGACTTCAGGTCAATTGAGTATCCGTTGGATCGCTGATAAACTCAATACATTTTTGAATGATACGCTTGGGACAGGGGATTATGATTATGTGGTTGCGTCTGATACGGATTCTGTATATATTCGTCTTGGTAATTTGGTTGACAAAGTGTGTGGAGAAAAGTCTAAAGCTGAGATAGTTAATTTTCTTGACAGATCATCTGAAGAAATAATCATTCCATACATCAAGAAGCAGTACGGGGAACTTGCAGAATTGATGAATGCATATCAGAACAAGATGCAGATGGGTCGTGAAGTTGTTGCAGAGCGTGCTGTGTGGACAGCAAAGAAACGATATGCAATGAATGTTTGGGATTCGGAGGGTGTTAGGTACGATACACCTAAATTGAAGATCATGGGGATCGAGACTACTCGTAGTTCTACACCAGCTATTGTTCGTGAAAAACTAAAGGAAGCNATTAAGTTAATTCTCACCACAGACGAAAAAACCATACAGATATTTACTGATGAAGTTCGGGATGAATTCTTTTCTCAGGAGCCAGAGACGATTGCATTCCCTCGGAGTGTATCTAATCTGGAAAAGTATGCATCATCTTCCGATATATACTCTTCGAGAACACCTATTGCAGTCAAAGGTTCTTTGATTTATAATCACTATATCAAGCTGAAAGGTCTGGAAAATAAGTACGAACTAATCCAGAATGGTGATAAGATTAAATTTACATACCTCAAGGAACCCAATCCCGTTTGTGGTGTGAAGGGAGATAAAGTCATATCTTTCCCGACAAAGATACCAAAAGAACTTGATCTACATAGATTTGTTGATTATAATATGCAGTTCGTAAAGAGTTTCCTCGACCCCCTAGAAACTATTCTTGGTGTGATTGGTTGGAAGTCCAAGGAGGAAGCTACACTAGAAGGATTATTTGTATGAAAATTGAGATTGAATATAAAGATATTGTTTTGTTAAAGCATATTCTTAAAGAGAAAGAAGAGCTTTATAAAAATCAAATAGTGACTGGTTATATGGATGACTCCACTTCAATAGATACCATAAATGAAATGGAGTCAAAACAAAAAAGAATTGGTAAGATTTTCGAAAGATTAAATCGTTATTAGGGGAACCATGGATAATTTTTTAAATGATATTGTTAAACAATCAGGAAATGAATACGCAAACATTGTCGAAAACGGCCTCGATGGGGCAGATGTAGATGGGTTTGTTGATACTGGATCTTACGCTTTTAATGCTTTGCTTTCTGGCTCTCTCTGGGGTGGAATTCCTAACAACAAAATTATCGCAATCGCAGGAGAGTCCGCAACAGGAAAGACTTATTTTACGCTTGGGATCGTGCATAAGTTTCTTGCTGACAATCCTGACGGCGTGGTTTTGTATTTTGATACTGAGCAAGCAGTAACGTCGGATATGTTTACTGATCGTGGAGTCGATCCTAGCCGAGTTGCGGTGTTCCCTGTTGCAACAATTGAAGAGTTCCGGCATCAAGCCATTACAATTGTTGATAACTACCTAGAGCTACCAAAGTCAGATAGAAAACCAATGCTAATCTGTTTGGATTCTCTTGGTATGTTGAGCACCAACAAAGAAATTGTGGATACCGCAGAGGGTAAGGGTACTCGTGACATGACTCGTGCTCAAATGGTAAAGTCAACCTTTCGGGTGCTCACATTAAAGTTGGGTAAAGCAGGTATCCCCCTCATCCTCACCAATCACACATATGATGTCATTGGTTCCATGTTCCCACAGAAGGAAATGGGTGGTGGTTCTGGTCTTAAGTATGCTGCATCTACGATTGTATATCTTTCTAAGAAGAAGGTGAAGGATGGGACAGACGTTATTGGTAATATCATCCATTGTAAATTATACAAGAGTAGGTTCACAAAAGAGAATTCTATGGTTGACGTAATGCTCAATTATGATGAGGGACTTAATCCCTATTATGGTCTCGTGGACTTGGCTATAAAATATGATATATTTAAGAAAGTTTCCACTCGAATTGAGTTGCCCGATGGAGCTAAGATTTATGAGAAGCAAATATACAGAGATCCAGAGAAGTACTTCACAGAAGATGTCATGGTTCGTTTGGAAGAAGTAGCAAATAAAGAATTTAAATATGGCAAACTTGCCACGGAGGATCTAGATGATAATGGAAACACCTAAGTATCGATACGCAGATGAAATTGTTGAAGGACACACACCAATCCAAATTATGGATGGACCATATGAAGGAATGATGCTCAGATATGACAGAGTATTTTTGGAAGAAAAAAATGAAGAGTTGCATTTCAACTACGACTATGATATCATAGAAAACCCAGACAACATTGAAATGTGTCCTGATTTGCGGGATGTGTTTACTGCGATTTTAGTTTCTATTTTGAGCGAACAAGTAGGAAATGTGCCTGAAGAGGCAGAATTACTGAAAGAAGATACTAGTGAAGAACATGGAAAGAGTGATACTTCAGAACCTTCTGTACAATGAAGAATACTCCCGAAGGGTTGCACCCTTTCTAAGAACTGAATACTTTCACAATCCAGTAGAACGCATGGTATTTGCTTCTACCCAAGAATTCATCATCAAATACAATGCGCTTCCTACAAAGGAAGCCATTGTTATTGAATTGGGTAAGAACAATAAAATCAATGAAATCCAGTTCAAAGAGTTGGGAACGTTGATTGAAGATTTGAATTCGGATGAAATTCCAGAGCTATCTTGGTTGATCAATGAAACTGAAAGTTTCTGTAAAGATAAAGCAGTTTACAATGCAATCATGGAATCAATACACATAATTGATGACAAGTCTGATACGAAGACTCCTAATGCTATACCAGAAATACTTTCTGACGCTTTGGCCGTGTCGTTTGACACACATATTGGACATGATTACATTGAGGATGCTGAAGATCGGTATGACTTCTACCACAGAATAGAGAAGAAAGTTCCATTCGATTTGGAATATTTTAATACTATTACTGGTGGAGGAACTCCTCAGAAGACACTAAACATTGTTATGGCTGGAACTGGTGTGGGTAAATCTTTGTTCCTGTGTCACCATGCAGCAAATTGTTTAACACAAAATCAGAACGTTTTGTACATTACTTGCGAGATGGCGGAAGAAAGAATTGCAGAAAGAATTGATGCAAACCTTTTTGACATGACCATTGATGATGTTCAGGATCTTACTCGTGGAATTTATGCGAAGAAAGTTGAAAGCCTTAAGAACAAGATCAAGGGTAAGTTGATTGTTAAGGAATATCCAACTGCGACTGCAAATGTCAATCACTTCCGTGCGTTGCTAGATGAACTCTGGATGAAGAAGAAGTTTAAACCAGATATTATATTTGTAGATTACTTGAATATATGTGCTTCTGCCAGACTAAAGAAGGGTAGTAATGTAAATTCCTATACTTACATTAAGGCGATTGCAGAGGAGTTGAGGGGGATGGCTGTGGAGAGGACGGTTCCCATATTCTCCGCAACACAGGTGAATCGTCATGGTTTCAATAACAGTGATCTTGGTCTTGAGGACACTTCAGAATCCTTTGGGCTGCCTGCAACCGCAGATTTCATGATTGCTCTTATTTCTACTGAGGAACTGGAAGCACTCAATCAGATTATGGTTAAGCAACTGAAGAATCGATATAATGATGTTGCATCTAATAAGAAGTTTATTTTGGGTATCAATCGCGGAAAGATGAAGTTGTACGATGTTGAGAAAAATGCACAGGTTGGGATTATACAAGCCAACCAAACGAAAGATACTAAAGCTGGATCTGGGAACGATGGACGAAACTTCGATGAGAAGTTTTCTAAGCGATCATTTGAAAACTGGGAAATCTGATGTCATATTACATAGACAAAAAATTCATAAATCTAGCTTCCGTTAATTTATCTCAGTTTAAATGGAAAAAGGAAGATCTTGCTAATTGCCGTTGTCCTATTTGTGGTGATTCTCGAAAAAATAAAACAAAAGCTCGCGGTTATTTCTACAAAAAGAAAAATGATTTCTTTTATAAGTGCCATAATTGTGATGCAGGTCTTTCGCTCTATCGGTTTCTGGAAGAGGTGGTACCATCACTCACAAAAGAATATTCTATTGAGAGGTGGAAAGCTGGAGAGAATGGTAATTCTAATTATATCAAACCGGACGAAAAGAAGATGTTTGGTTTATCATTTACGCCAAAGTTTAAACCCTCATCTGAGTACTTGGATGACCTGACTCCAATTTCCAAGTTACCAAAGAATCATCCTGCTTATAAGTTTTGCAAACTGAGACAGATCCCGGAGAAGCATTATGGGATTTTGTATTACACTGATGATTTTGGTAAGTTCATGTTAAAATTAGATCCCGATTCTTTGGCGGTTGGAAAAGAAGAAAGACTGATAATTCCTTTTTTTAACAAACACGGTGATGTAGTTGGTGCCCAAGGGAGGGTGTTGAGTTTTAAAGGTGAAGAAACTGCAAGATCATCTGCAAGATATATTACAGTAAAAGCAGATAAAAGTATTGATCGACTGTGGTATGGATTGTGGAGAACCGACCCAAAGAAAAAGGTTTATGTTGTGGAGGGACCGCTCGATAGTTTGTTCCTACCAAACACAATTGCGATGGTGGGAGCAGGAGCAATTGAACAAATTCATCCACACCTAATTGAAAGTGAAGTGGTGTATGTTCTTGATAATGAACCAAGAAACAAACAGATTGTCAACTACAATGATCGCCTTATAACTAAGGGCTGTAGTGTTTGTATCTGGCCTTCAGATTTAAAGGAAAAGGACATTAATGATATGATTTATACCAAAACAGCAAAAGAAATTAAAAATATAATAGACGATAATACGTATTCTGGTCTGGAAGCTCGTCTACACTTTAGAAATTGGAGAAAAGTATGACTAAGTTTGAATATGATGATGATATTCCAGAAGAAGTTCTTCTTGAAATTGTTTTGGAGTTTAATCGACACTTTGCTGCATATGTCCGAGAAGTTGATGATGATTTATTTGAAAGAGCAAAAGACTATGCTAGATCATTCACCGAATTGGAAGGATATGATATTTCGTTTATAGATTTTGATGAGGATTCAGAAGATGAAAATTGATGTATTGAATTCGGGGTTTGTGGAATTGGTGGATCACATGGGAAATGACCTCACAGTCGTCAATTCTGCTAGAGTTTCTTTTGATAAGACTACTGAATGGGAGTACGATCAAGAGGCTATTGATCGGATTGAGGGAACTAATTGGCAAGCGCATCGTCTCAAAAATGAATTTAAAAAGTTGTCAGACAAAGACAAAAAGCTCATAAATTATCTTGCTAAAAACAAACACTGGACTCCATTCGCACATCCTCAAATTACGATGAGAATTAAGGCTCCAATCTCAATAAGAACACAATTCTTTAAGCATAAGCAGGGGTTTGTAGAAAACGAAATTAGTCGAAGATATGTTTCGGCCGAACCAGAGTTCTATCTCCCTACTTGGAGGGGACAGCCAAAAGGAAGTGCAAAGCAGGGCAGTGAAGATTTTATCACCATCGGTTCTGATGCAATATTTTCATACAAAAAGGTTTTGGAAACCTCAATTGAATGCTATAATAAGTTGTTAGATTCCGGTGTTGCAGCAGAGCAAGCAAGGTTTGCTCTCCCACAGTCAATGTATACTGAGTGGTATTGGACTGGTTCACTTGCTGCATATGCCAGATTTTTTAGTCAAAGATCTCATCTCCATGCACAATGGGAAATTAGAAAATACGCATGGGCAATTGGTGAACTTGTAGAGCCTTTGTTTCCTGAATCTTGGAGCGTTCTAACAAACTATAAATAAGTAGTAATATAAGGATTTACTATGCCTTCAGCAACAGAACTCCCAACTAATTATGATGCAATTTTGTATCAAGGTCAAAGTCTTAACCTCGACTTATCCTTTAAGGATGATAACGGTAATCCGATAAATATCGTCGGATCAAACAATACGGCTCATATGCAGGTTAGGCGATCACCACTTGTAGATAGACTTTTACTGGACATTAGCAGTGTCCCTGTTGGTAATACAGTTGGACAGGCTAATGGTGTTACTGGTGGAGGTGTGACTGGTGATTTTGCTGGAACAACATTGGATGTTGGTAGAACGGGAACAGGTGGTATTACTTTAAATTATAAGGGTGTGACGGGTGATATTAGACTTCATATTGATTATGTGACCACATCCTATGTCCCCGGCCGGTCGTCACTTCTATGACATCGATATATTTAATCAACATGACAATACGATGTTTAGAGCCTTTACTGGAACGTTCGAAGTTAGAAGAGAAACTACTAGATAATTAGTTGAATTTTTGGAGTATTTGTTATGCGTGATAATCTTCCTTCTTTATATCAATCTTTCATTCATCTCTCCCGATACTCTCGGTGGCTACCTGAAAAGGGTCGGAGAGAAACTTGGTCAGAAACAGTAACTCGATACTTTGATTTCTTTGAGGAACATCTCAAAGAGTATCATAATTACATCGTTCCCAAGAAAGAAAGAGAAGAATTAGAAAATGCGGTTCTTAATTTAGAAATTATGCCTTCTATGAGAGCACTCATGACGGCCGGTGAAGCTCTCAAACGAGACAATATTGCAGGGTATAACTGCTCCTTTGTGAGTGCAGGAAGAGTTCGATCCTTTGATGAGATCTTATATGTGCTCATGTGTGGCACTGGAGTTGGATTCAGTGTTGAGCGGGATTTCCTAAAGAAACTACCAACAATTGCAGAGGAGTTTGAGGACAGTGATACGACCATTGTTGTACAAGATAGTAAAATGGGTTGGGCCAAGTCGTATAAGGAACTCACCTCCTTGCTTATTGGAGGTCAAATTCCCAAGTGGGATCTCTCGAAGATTCGCCCTGCCGGAGCGAAACTCAAAACTTTCGGTGGTAGAGCTTCGGGGCCGAAACCACTGGACGATCTATTCCGATTCACAGTGGAAACCTATAAGAAAGCTAATGGGAGAAAGCTCACATCTATCGAATGCCACGATATCGTCTGTAAGATTGCTGAGATTGTCGTTGTTGGGGGAGTACGTCGAAGTGCCCTTATCTCACTCTCTTCCCTTACCGATGAGCGGATGCGAGATGCGAAGCACGGACAGTGGTGGATTTCCGACCCTCAAAGAGCACTATCGAATAACTCAGTAGCCTATCGTGAGAAGCCAGAGATTGGTACGTTCATGGAGGAGTGGCTATCTCTGTACAAGAGTAAGTCTGGTGAGCGTGGTATCTTCAATCGCGATGCGGCACAGAAGCAGATTGAACATGCAAATGAGCATCGTCAGAGCATGGGTGAAGAGTATCGTCTCCGTGAACCTGATCATGAGTTCGGTACAAATCCATGCAGTGAGATTATTCTTCGTGACAAGGAGTTCTGTAATCTAACAGAGATCGTAGTCCGTGGTGATGATACCGCAGAGTCTCTGGAGAGAAAGGTACGCCTTGCCACTATTCTCGGAACGTGGCAGTCTACTCTTACCAACTTCAAATACCTCTCAAGTGAGTGGGAACGTAACTGTGAAGACGAACGGCTTCTTGGTGTATCAATGACTGGTATCATGGACTGTAAGCTCACTAACGGTAAGTCTAAGGGACTAGAAGAGCTTTTGACGCATCTGAAGACTACCGCTATCAAGGAGAACAAGAAAGCAGCAAAAAGCATTNGAATCAATGAATCTGTTGCTATTACTTGCGTGAAACCCAGTGGAACCGTCTCTCAGCTTGTGGACGCAGCATCGGGGATCCACGCTCGTCACAACCCATATTACATCCGTACAGTGCGTGCTGATGTCAAGGATCCTCTGTGTATCTTCATGGAGAAGGAGGGATTCCCATGTGAGCCAGATGTTATGAAACCAGAGCACACTATGGTATTCTCGTTCCCTATGAAGACACCAAAGAGTGCCGTGTTTCGCACAGACTTGACAGCGATAGAGCAATTGGAACTTTGGTTAAAATATCAAAAATTTTGGTGTGAACACAAACCCTCAATAACCGTCTCTGTGAGGGAATCAGAGTGGATGGAAGTGGGTGCCTGGGTCTGGGAGCACTTCGATGATGTCTCTGGGGTGTCTTTCTTACCTTTCTCAGACCATACATATAGACAAGCTCCATATCAAGACTGTACAGTCGAGGAGTATAAAGAACTTTTATCATCCATGCCACAAGATGTGGATTGGAGTAGATTGGGAGAGTACGAGCAGGAAGACAATACAGCGGGAACGCAAACGTTTGCCTGTTCCGGAAATTCATGCGAAGTAGTTGACTTAACAACAAACTAAAC